GTAGCTAAGAATCCATCTAATACGCCTAAAGCCATACTCACATTACTACTGACCTGAACAATATCTAATGTTTTTTCATAGGAATACGCTTCGGCTAACTCTAATTTAGTAGCGACAGCAGTAGAAGCCGCTTTAGACATAAGCATATTCATAGATTTACTGCCATCATATGCCAAAGAAGGTTTGTTGAAAGCATCCAAACCAAACAATTCTTGTATTAGATGATTATATTCCCCATCTTCGGAGGAGGAGGCAATTTTTATGGATCTATTTAAATTCATATAATTTCCATCCCCCAACAAGATTCCCAATTTAAGCCCATCCTTATATTGGTCAATCCCATAATCCGTAAAGGTAGCAGGAGAAACCTGAACATAATCCCCCACATTCAACTCATCTAATCTAATTTTTTGGGTGTGCTTACGTTCACTACCCTTTCTAATCGCGTGATATTGATGGGCCGCTGTAACTGTTTGTTCTCCCCCATCCGAAAATTTAACTCGGTAGACATTAATGGCTTCATGTCTTTCAACTGTTTTTACAGGTTCTGACCCTAATAGAGTGCTTATATAATCCCCTTCTTTAATAATTTCTACAGGTTTATAGCCAAAGGGAGTATTAACGAGTGTTCCCTTAATAACACATGGGTTAGTTGCATTAATCTGACCTAATGCAGGCGTAGTATTATCCTGATTAATGCGGTCAAGCCATACCATTCCAGGCTCACCGTTCATCCAAGCACCTTTAATAATTTCACTATAGAGATCATTAGCTTTTACAAAACGACCATCCATCGTAGCATCCGGTACTTCATAAAACTGATGATCAAGAGGCCAAGCTAAACGTATATATTTATCTTGCCTAACCGCCTCCATGAAATTACTATCAGCACCTATCGAAATATTGAAATTAGTGACGGAGCCTTCCGTATTTTTACAATGGATAAATTCTTCAATATCGGGATGATAAACTTCCATGATAGCCATATGCGCACCATCACGTTTTCCACCCTGAGTAATCATGGTACCAACTTGAGAAAGAACCTTTAATACTTGAATAGGCCCACATGCCTTACCCTGCGTAGTAGAAATTCCGTGTCCTTTCGGACGTACTGCTGAAAGACTAAATCCTATCCCTCCGCCAAATTTTTCAATCATGGCTTGATCATGCGCCACACGCATAATGTCTTCCATGCTATCTGGAATATCCATAACGTAGCAGGCAGACATAGTTCCTTGACCAGTACCCGCATTCATAAGAGTAGGACTATTCGGAACAAAATCCAAAGCCCACATCACATCAAAGAATGTTTCTTCCAATTCTTTGACCTGATATTCGGTAGCCCCATACTTATATTCAACCTCGGCCATAGTACGGGCTACCCTATTGAACATACCTTCAGCATCTTCAATAAGATTTCCCTGCTCATCTTTCAGATAATACCTCCTCTCTAAAATTTTAGAAGCGTTATCCGTCAGGTTATATGTAGCTGCTTTCACTTTCCTCACTCCATTTTTTTTTACAAAATAAAAAACGGCTTCGGTGCCTCAGATACTAACCAGAAGCCGTTTAATTACCAGAATCTATAAATTTTTATTCCACTATGGAGATACACGTAACTCGCCCCATTTAGCTATCATTAATGCATCAATAGCATCTTGTGATAGTTTACCAATATCATCACCTAAAATTTTAATAGCCATCGCTTTTACCTTATCCTTATCGGCTCCACCATCACCAATGACATCCTTTTTCCACGTCTTCACATTGACTGTGAAGACATCCATGTCATGTTCCATAAATACAACACGACACATGGCTAATACATGAATCAACTTAATCAAAGACTGACGATTCTGAACGAGAGGAATATCCTCAATACAAACCAAATCGTTTGGGGAAACATTTGTGGCTACCCACGGAAGAAACTGGGCATATAACTCTTTAAGTCTCGTTTCCCATGATCTAGATTTAGAGATCAATTCTACCACATGGTAACCATCTAAGGAAAGGGTTGCGATGGCTATTTTCGAGGTACTAATGTCTAGCCCCAAGATACTCATAGCTTGAAACGTTCTTGTCCACGTCGTGTGATTACACGACTGAGGGTATCAAATTGAGAATCATATAGGCTCAAACGGCCTTTCAATAATTTCAATTCACCATTAAGTTCAATAGTCCGAATTTTAAGTTGTTGTAATTGATCATCGTCGGCAAGAGCTTGCCCTTTTAGAGAATCCTTAAGAAGACGTTTCTCTGATTCCTTTTCTAAAACTGCAACTTTAGATGATAAAAGTAAATCATAACCTTCCGAAAGAACCGAATACTCACCATCTAGCCGAGATATCTGATAATTGAGATAACTTCGCCATGCGCCTAAAAATAAAAGCCAATTATCTATTTCAACATCCGTTAAACGGTCGGCATTAATAGGAAAAGTGTAATGATGGTTACCTTCAGGTCGTTCTGGTATTGGGTATGTGATATCAACGTTATGTAATTCCGCTGCCTTAGCTAAAAATGTAGATACTTTAACCATGTTAAATTCCTTTTATAAAATAATCTTTTTCACATGTAACTTGATAGTTACACCAATCATGTCTCCAATCTGGTTGATATGGAAAATGTTCACCACTATCAAGATATTCTTGTACTAAGCGAAACTTCTCTAATGTCGTATCAATAATAGATTGATTACGTTCTGTCTCACAGATGATATATTCTTGGGTATTCTTAACAATATAAAAAATAACTCCTTCATCAATTCCTGTCATCAATGAATACAGATTCCACTGAATCAGATGATCATGCCTGGGTAAAAATGTCTCATACCCATGATCCTTTTTACCAACCGGCTTCGGTTCCGCCATACTTTTCAATTCTAATAAAATCTCTTTATCATCAGATGGACGTTTAATGATTGCATCATAGAATCCTCTAATAGGTGGGTCATCATACATAATTTCTTGTTCAGAGGATACCATGAGTCCAGTTTCCACTAACTTCTTCTCTATGAATTCATGAAAGACAGTACCTATGCTCATACGTCGTAACTGCTGAGGAGCTATTGAATCTTGGTTGTATCCTAACATGTAATAATATAAGGCTCGTGGACATAAATGCGCTTGCGAAGGACTAAAATGAGTTCGTTTATATGATGGGCGTTGATGTGTTAAATCATACTCATCGAATGTAGATTCAATCCAATGCTTATTTAAGGTTCGATCCCTAGTATCTAAGATTTGACTTAGCTTAGGCATTTATTTGCTCCTGAGCATACTTTAATAAATTATCTATAAATTCGATTTTAAAAGATGGTTTAACAATCTTTAGCGGATACCTCCATATGTCAATATCATAATGAGTTCGAATATATACATCCCGATATTCATCCCTACGAGTCATATGGTATGGGCCATCAATCTCTAAGGCTAAAGCTAAATCAGGGATGTATATATCCACTACATACGGCTCAAAGTCTTGCTCTAATATACTGCCAAAGCCAGCCTCTTTAACCCAAGAAGCCATTAAGAACTGTTCTGGAGTATCTTTCTTACGAGGTTCGGGTCTCATGTATTAATACGTCGCATAGTAGGATTATTAGTATCCCAACTAGAAGTAGTTGAGCCACCAGCACGGTCAGTAAGACGAGTATTGCTCAGTAATCGTTCGGCCAACATATCAACATCACCAGAATCATCAGCATGCAATAACGTATTCTCATTCTCTGGTAATTCTTCTTGACCAATAGCACGGTCGGGAGAATCAATTAATTCGTCGTACTCTATAATTTCAGCTTTAACTTTGCGTTTACGTGATTTTTTAGGGGGCTTCTTCAATCCTTCACTAATTTCAGCCGTCATTTCAGCATATATAGCCCTAGCATTCTCACGTAGCTTATTAGAAAACTTCTCTGCCATATCAGCAGCTAATTCTTCATCTATATGATAAATACCCTCAAGCATGCTCGCAAAGCTTCTAAGAATACTATCTAAATCACCCGCTAATGTACCAACTGACTGTGGTGCAGTCATAACCCTTTGCTCCTTATTTCATCCTCAATAGATGTTCTAAGACTTTCATCATCTTTCATCAATTGTAAGAATTTCTCTCTACCCAATGCTTTATGAAGAATTTCACCAGTTTCTTTATCAGGGTAAGTATATTGAGGCCCATTGCGAACAATAACTCCTAAATCTGAGGCCAGCATGAATGCTTCATAGATGGGATTAGATAAACCTGTATAGTAAAAAGGCACACTGGAGGTTAATAAGGGCGTATACGTCTTATTTTTCTCAGCCTTCATCTCAATAAAGAATCCTTGAGGATCCTTTTGCTCTCCAATTGTCTCACCTTTTTTCACACGGACTATAATACGAGAGAAAAATTCTTGCCCCTTACCGCCAGGGAGGGCGTCACGAGTAATATAACCACCGATACCCGCTCTAATCTGATTAATCAATATCACAGCAGTATTGTCATTAGAAGGAGCCAACTTTCGAAATAGTTGATTCATTAATCTTGCTTGTAAACCAATACTCAAATGATCCATACCTTCTTTGGCTTCAGCCGTAGGCAATAAAGCAGCTATGGAATCAAGAACTACTAAATCAATGCCTTGTTCACATAAGGCCAGTAAAACATCTAAGGCCCGTTCTCCCGTATCTGGACGCGATACTATCAAATCCTTGGTAACAATACCTATATTAGCTGACCACTCAGGATCATAAGAAAATTCAGCATCAATAAAACCACAGGTGTAGCCCAACGTCTGGGCATGTGCAATGATACGTTGACTGATGTACGTTTTACCTGATGATTGGTACCCAAAGAGTTCCGTGACCGCCCGTCTAGGTACTCCCCCACCTAACATCCTATCTAGGGCTGGCATACCAGTAGGAATACGCACAGTATTTAAGGCATCATCATCCCCCACCACTAGATTAGTCTTAAGCTCTTTATTAATACTAGAAACTACGCTATTAATATCAATACTAGTCATGTACCAAATCCCCCCATGATACCTTAGACCGCTGTAAATCTACCTTAAGTGGAATATCCGAAGCCAGTTTAAAGTCCTGCATAATATTTCTTATCTCTTCACCATGCGTTTCATCTACATTATCAAATAGAATTTGATCATGAACCGTATTCCGCATTTTACCGCCAACACTATCAACATATTTGGCAGTCTTAAGTAAGGCAATCTTCAAAATATCACCAGCAGAACCTTGTACTACATAATTGCCAGCCGTAAATGTTTTCTCAGGATTCACAGGCAACTTACGCCCAAAAAGAGTACGAACATAACCGTCACGTTCCGCTTGTCGTTGTAGATATTTAGACTGAGCACGAAGTTGTGGAAAACTTGTGTGAAAATAGTTGAGTACCTGATCAGCTTGACCTTTGGTCATACCTAGCTTTTGTTGAATACCATTACTGCCGGATCCATAAATCACACTGAAATTTAAATGCTTACCAATCTGACGTTCCGCTTTAGTCACATCTCCCATTTCCTTACTTAATACCATAGCTGCCGTATAGGTATGCATATCAGCATCTTCTTGAAATGCTTTAATCATATTACGTTGTCCAGAAATATCGGCTGCTATACGTAGCTCCACTTGAGAGAAGTCGAAATCAAAAAACTCATTATCAGGAATAAATATCCGTCGAATTTTATCGTCCTTCGGTATGTTCTGCAAGTTAGGATTACTACTACTAAATCTACCAGTACGAGTACCTGTCGCATTCCAATGTGGATGTACCCGACCGTTTAAGTCTTTATATGGTTCCAGGTAGGTACTAGCTAACTTATTGAGGTTACGCCATCGTAAAACTAACTCAGCAACTTTAGTACCGATAGGATGTTTAATCTTCTCCAATGATTTTTCATTAACGCTACGCTGTCCAGTCTCGGTTTCCGCAGGGGGAGTAATCCGTAGACGGTCATAAAAGTATTCCTGCAATTGTTTAGTAGATGCAATATCCACATGTTTACCGATAATCTCATAGAGAGACTCTTGAATTACTCGTTGTTCCACACGAAATTCTTTTAATAATTGATTAATATATTCCGTGTCAACCCGAAGTCCTTCTTCTTCCATTTTTACGATGATAGGAATCAATTTATGTTCAACTTTAAACAAAAATAAACTATCGGCCATGACCTCATCGATATACAAATGCGCTAATGCTTTTGTTAAAACAGTGTCTAACACCGCATATGGATCCATAAATTCTGATGGAACCTGAATATATGATTTAAGCCTGTATTGCTTGATATATGCCTTAATCGTATCTTCCGCAGCCCCAGCAGCAGCACCAAACTCTAATTCGCCTAAATCTTTCAATCCATGCGATTCAGCAGGATTCTTCAGATATGCTAACCTCAATGTATCTACTATATTCGTCGGCATACCTGCACCATATGTTGCTCTCAACATATGCAAATCAAATTCGGCATTATGAAACACAAAAGTCTTGTGGTTGGCTGCAAATAAAGCATTCATTAACATACCGATATTGTTAGTGCCATAATCGGTATTACGAATGAATATTCCTTGATTATCCCACGCCAACGATACGCCAAATGCTTGATCCGTTGTCCAATCAAGTCCTGTTGTTTCCGTATCAACAGCAACAAAGTGGTCGTTACTACTTAAGATTGAATCTCTAACGTTATCTAGGTTAGTCGTATCGAATAGGTTGTAAGACGGTAATTTCTTCGGTGCCTGTACCAATTCTAAAAGCTCCATTAAACTGATTTAAACGTTCTACATAAATCATGTCATCTTCAAACGTCGATATACACTTGATTAAAAAAGGAAGTGAAAAATACGTACAAGAAAAATCTTTTACGACATCAACTTCAACAAATAATTCTGCCTCAATAACAGCATTAGGTATGTAGACATCTAATCCTGCTACACCACTTAACTCGTCAGTACGACTACTAAGCCCCACCACATCATCCTTCGTAGTCTGTACCGCTAGTCTAAGAGATTCCAATAATTTCTGTTTATTAGCAACGAATAACAACTCCCCATCTGCGTCTGCCATCTCATAAACAATATTAGGGTATGTTTCATTTACTGTCCGTGTTGCTATTAGAGTTGGCCCATCCGACATGAGAATCTGTTGACGCTCTGAAAGGCCCACTTGAAGATTAGTATTAGAGAACAGCCTACCCACGACTGCAGCATATTCAGGCGGCATTATTATAGCAGGTAACGTTTCTCCAGAGAAGGGGATACTAATGGCATACTGATACATAGAACCGGCCCCTGAAATAAAGAATTTCTCATCCTTATTACCTAAATATGTATAAGTTAATCCCATATTTTCATATGTTTTCGAAACAAAATCTTTCGACTTCATTAATGCACGTAGAAAATCTCTTTCGACCGTACAACTTACTTGCATCAAAGGTTTATCAGGTATTTCATCATAAGGACCAGCCAAATACGGCACAGTTATCTTAGATTGATCAGATTTGATAACCATAGCCTTCTTGGTATTAATACTGATATCTATATATTCAGTTTTAAACCCATTTACAATATTGCGTAATAGTGATGAATCGACTGAAAATGTAAATTCATCCTTGCCCTCAGAATCAATGCCATCCCAAATCGGCATATAGCTATCTTGCCAAAAACTTAACTGCCCACTGACATTGGCTCCAAGAAGCGGAAGGTTTGACTTAGAACGTAGAGCGGAAGTGATTGTAGTCAACTTCCGCTCTAACGTACTACGATTAACACTAACCACTAAAACCCTGTAACAACTTTACCATTCGCTACGGCGGCAAGTTTAGTTTCCATAGCAGACATGCGTTTACCAAGTTCAACTAGTAGCGATTCATTTTCTGTAACATCAGTAGCCGTAATAACATTGCCCATATGCTCTTCAAGCTCAGACCATGCTTCCTTTACAACTTCTAATGCTCTATCAATTTGAGGTTTGGCTTCTTCATTAGTATCAATATCGGCAATAGTAATGGACGGGCGAAAGAAATTATATCCCCCACCTGTAGCCATTTTGAGTGTTAAACCTAGTTCCACACTTACTTTAGCCATCGTTTATAAATCCTCATCTAAATTAGCCATATTAGCGTAAGCCGCATCCACCTGATCTTTAGTAATCGTTTCTTTAGTATCATCGTCACCAAAAGTAGGCAATTCTACTTCTGTAACTAATTTAGCAGCAATCATCTCTAAATCAGGGAGATTATTCTCCATGTCCAGAATCTCTTGCGCATAATCATTCGACAATTGAATGTCGGACGTTTCTAAAGAGTATTGTGTGATATTAGAAGGACGACTAGACCGATAATCAAAGGTACGTCCTAACAGTGTAGAAAAGAGGTCATACTTCTCTTCAATATTCTTGAAAAGAGTGAACGACGTATTCAACAACTGTGGCTTTTTTACGGTTTCTCGATAGAAGGTTCGGTTACCAATTTTAATTTGATTCCACGCCTCTTGACCATCTCGATCAAGGAATGGATTTTGGTCTACATGGTACGTTCCATAATGCATTACCCATGAAAGATAACGAGAAGTGGTTTTAGCAATACGTTCATCCGCAGACAAACAATGTTCACAATCCTTCTCAATCACCCGCCCTGACTCATTAACATTAATGCGTGAACAATATTCATAGGACGTAAACTGTTGTCCCTTAGTCGTCATGCCAGGAATCCCGTGAAAACGAGACATATCCCCATTAATGAAATCAGTGATAAACCTAATAACTGCATGTTCACCAGGACGAATACGAACAGTATTACGCCAAATTGAATTAGGATTGCGAAATTCGCTACTCGTTCCATCTGACCCGGCTGCTTGGTACGTACCCTTACTTATTAACGGCATTTTAAGATCTCTCCATCATATAATTTAAATCTTTTTGTATGGCCTTGAGTTTCCAATAGGAATGATATTCTAAACGTGTAAAATCGGTCATATCGCCAAAATCTTTGGCTTTTCCTGACGGGAACGTATACTCCACATTCAGACCTAGTTTCATCAACGTATCAGTGGTTTTATAAGCCATCTTAATACCGCTGGCATCTTTATCAGGACAGATAACTACTGTCCTAGCTAAAGTCGCTAAAATCTTAGCCTGTTCATGCGATACATTACCGCCAAACGTACATACTGTGTTTTTCACCCCCCATTGATGTGCATTTATAGAATCGAATAATCCCTCAACGATAATAACTTTATCGTCACATTCTACTTTATCCAGTGGAAATACTGCTTTATCCCTATCCATGCCTGGAGAATTAATGTATTTCGGATTACCAGATATATTACGCTGAACGCTCCCTAATAATTCACCCTTTTGATAGATTGGTACGATAATACTATCGAAACTTACATGGTATTTAATATCAAAATCAATAATTGTTTGATTTGTGATGCCTCGTGTCATCAAATATGGATTATCAACAGCATACGATAGCTGTGTAACATCGTACTTCACTACATTCTCTGGTATAGGCGTAGCATCAATATACTTACGAATATATAACTCTGGAAACCTATCGATTAGTATTTGATACAAATTACGATTAGGGTCTAACTTCTCTAGCAACCGCTTCATACCATCACGGCCTTTAATACATCCATTGAAGCAGTGGTACGCACCTTTATGTATATTGATAGCTAGAGACGCATTCCGATCATCGTGCCACGGACAATAGGCTACTACCTCTTCACCAGTCTTTTTGGTGAAGATTAAACCAGCATCTTCTAAAAACTCTATTATTGTCATAGTTATCGTTTAATTTGTTGTGCCACTTGCAATGCGAAATATAAAACTATTGTGGTAAATAACGCACAGGCTATAACCCCTGCCCATATTCCCAAGTATGTGGAATATTCCGCTATGCGATACCCCCCATATGCAAATCCAGCATTAACAGCGATATACAGACTAAAAGTCGATATTAGCCATAGACATTGGAGTGACTTGACCAACGGTACGCCCAATATCGCCCATATCGGTGTCAAAAGAAATCGGATAAGTCCCCGTAACTGCACGGCCAGAACGGATAAGAGGTATAGCGACCTCGCGCACATTAGGATTATTCGCAGCCCCACCGATGCTAACCAGTACGTCAACAAATCTATTGAAATCGTAACCGTAGGCAACGTTAGACGCTGCAGCAGGCGTTGACGAATTTTCATCTGACCCTCTTTCCCTGCCTGATTGATTTGTAACTATTAGAGTAATATTTGATTCAGTAGCTAATGTTTTTAAACCTCGACACTTATTCCTAATCTGTTCCCATGATTGAGCACCATGTTCTTCATCCTGCATCAGATAGATACCATCTATTAACACTACATCAGGTTTCTCTGATTTAACTACGGTTGCCACACTAGACACGGTAAATCTATCTGATGGATTATGCAAGCGATACCGTAACTCGCCCCGTTCCATCTCTTTAGTGCTCAAGAACTTAGCATAGTTCTCTTCAATACCAGGTACACCATACACCAGCTTCTCATTAGAGATAGGAAACCCCATTTCATAAGCAAGAATGGTATCAATTCTAGCATTTAAAAATAGTTTATTAAGTTCAGGGGAAATGATGCTGATTTTCAATCCCCGCATATAATTAGCTAAAACTATCTTTAACCCTAACCAACTTTTCCCGATTTTAGTGTTCGCAATAATACCAACGAACTGACCACGAGTCAGTATCACTGGAAAATTATCGAATGGCTCTATGCCCCACCACAGACGTTGTTCCGCAATACCATCTGCCCGTAGTTTATATTCCTCTAACCTTTTAATAGGATCTTTATCAACAACAACCTGATGGCTTTCATCATTACGCTGTAGCCCCTGTAGTTGACTAATCAATCCTACAATGCCAGCTTCGGCATCCGCTTCAATAGATTTAGCATGAGTTTCCATACTCATGTAAATACTACGCTTTACAAAATCCTTCCGAAACTCTTCAGCAATATAATCAAAGTCATTAGTAGGAGCATACTGAAAATCGGGAAATCGCGCATTGATATGCGTAAGATCAGGGGCTTTACCCCACTGAACTATAAAATCCCAAATGAATGCAGCAGGTTCGGGGTGGTAAGGGAAGTGCCGGGGGGAGAGCTTGTATTTTTGTCTTAATATATTTAGATGTTCTGGTGTTTTTAATGAACTAATAAGTATGCGTTCTATGTCTTCAGGTAACATTCGTTCCTCTAAATTTTTGACCTCCCAATCGTTTGACTGGAATCCCAGTTTAGCAGATTTGAATTACTAAGTCAATAGGCAATTTTATGCCTAATATACCCCTTCAGCATCCTTGATAGTGTCCTCTGCTTCAAACCCTGCAGTGGCTAATGCCTCTTCATAACTAGTAGCCACTATGGTGTACTTCTTAGAATCATGGATGACATAATATATCTTCAAATTAGAGGCATCAGAAGTACGAATTATAAAATCATATTCGCCTGCTAGAAGATTTACTTCTCCACCTAAATCGCTACTCATAAAACCCCTACGGATGACTTAAGTGATTTTGACTGAAGTGTGAATTTAAGCCACTAGTATTTTTCCCCGAATTAAAGATAACGGCATACATGATACCAATATTTTGGTTGTCAGTATCATAGTTTGCATCAGTCCAATTGGCCGCACGGTCATAAGAACGGGTATTACCCATCGAGTATAACTTTCCATCAGTACCAGCCGTAGTCACGTTAACAGGAAACGAAGTATTAGCAAAAGCAGTCAATGTATAAGTATATGGACTGCTTCCAGCCTTATTAGAGACCGTATATAGACCATCAATTACTGGCGTAGAATTAGATTCTCCAATCCATACAGCCCTGCCGTTAGGCATATTGCCAGTTGTAGTAATCACAGTAGGGTTAGCGGCTGAAATAGCTGTTAACGTATAGAATCCAGCCCCCGTAGCGACTCCAACAGAAAATCGCGTAACTCGCATCTGAGCATTGGTATATTTACCACCACTAGTAGTCCATCGATAAAGTTGGCATATAGCATTAGTCCAGTTAGATGCACTATAGCCGCTTTTTGCCTCATGTCCACATATAGAAGCAAAAATCAATGGAGCAGAGTCTAAATTAGGTAAAGCAATATTAAACGTACCACTACTAAGGTCTGCTCCCGTAACAAAGCCAGTGAATCCAGTCATTACCTCTGCATTTATCTTGGGTGTATCAGTAACCCACTCATCATAAGTGGCACCACTATTAAAAATATCTCTATGAGCTAGATATAGCCCTGAACCTTCAGTAACAGTAGCCGAATTACGCAGATATAGAGTGGCTTCATCAGTACCAGGGTGAAAATCAGGAGTACCACTACCCCGTTTATCTCTAGCGATAAAACCTAACCCAGCACCACCTTGCGCCACACCATCTTCTTCAGGGTTGATGCCGGTATGTTCAATACGCATCAAATCCGTATCAAGTGTCTCTTTAGTATTATGGTTAGAATATAATTTCTTAGTCCAACGGAATTCACTAGTATAGTTACCTAATGTTCCACCGCCTGTAGGATAAATACCCCAATCTGTGCCTACAGGACCATATTCTTCCCTACCTACTGTCCGTCCTGGTCCTTCGGGCAAGAAATCTAGACCCCCTACGACAGCTTTATCTACTGGTTGGAAAATAGCATTAGCCGTTTCCCGTGTTCTGGTAGATAAATCTCTAATCATACGACGTTCAGCAGAGCCTGGTTCAGCGACAGTAGTCATATCTCTAAATAGCGTAATGTCGCACGTCCATCCAGTCTCGTCATTATAATTACAATGAATTGAGTAAACCAACCACGTCTCATTATCAATAGTAACAGTATTAATATTTACATTAACTCTATCACCAGCCCTTAATAATTGAGGACGATTCAACATAGAATAGACAGGGGCATTCCCTATTCTAACCTTACATTCTCTAAAACTCGTAGATGCGGTAGGTTTTAATTGCTCTAATAAGGCTTGTGCTCTAATTTCGCATTGTAATGAATTAGTTAATGTAGAATCATCCACTACTCGTTCTTTAACTAATCCATAAGTATCAATACTCGTAGTATCTTGTGCAATACCATATGCGCCACTACGTCCACGCACACTAACCTTATTAACAAAATCTACAGGTTTATCCGCTAAAGCATATGCCACTATGGTTTGACTTTGGTTTGTACCCGTATCATGTTCTACTAACGTTAAACCATATGTAACTGGATCAGAATGTCGTACAGAAGTTACACCAGTAATCGTTCCTGATTCCATACCTGGATGCCAGTAATTAGGCCCAACTTGTCCCTGACTAAACTTAGCCGCAGATGTAACTGGACTACCAGACACAGAGGCTAATCTAGCACGAACATAATAAGCCGTTTTACCAAAACTTTGGTCTGTAGCATTAGCTTCTTTAATACCTGGCTGGCACGTCTTCCAATTAAACGGCTTATCAAAAGTTATTTCGGCAATACCTGTAGTCCTAAAGTCTGCTGTTTCATCGAGAGTGGTAATAGTAGCCCAGTTATCTGTTCCTTCGCCAACAAAATACTCATAAGTAATGGCAGAAAGTCCCGCTGATGACGAACTCAAAGCGTCCGTAACATTTAATCGTATTGCTGAGAACGGCTCATCCATTCCAAAATAAACAGCATCTCCGATTTGTCCATTATCTATTGCATATACCTTTTCAGGCACCACAGTACCCGCTGTACCCGCTGTCGTAGTGACGTTCACAGGAACAGAAAAAGTAGTATCCGTCAATACAGTAACTACATGCGTACCATTGATATTTGGACTTGAATTACTATTAGTAATAACGACTTTATGCCCGGTCGTAAGTCCATGTTTTACAATCGGAACTACCGTACCCTGACTTCCAGCAGTAGTTACATTTACATCAATACTAAAAGTAGTCGTACTAAGGACGGTAACTTCATATATCCCATTAATAGTCGGAGTCGAATTGGAATTCGTAATGGTCACTAAATCATCGGTAGCTAATCCATGCGCAGCACTAGTAG